TAAGTCTAGATAATGAGTTGCGTTTTTCTCTAAATTACTTTTAGCTCTTTTTTCAGCTTCTTTGAAATCTACTCCATCTATTTGAAGTTCTGCTCGAATACCTCTATCTAAAGCATCTAAAGAGTAGTTAAGAGCAGGTTTCTCATCATATACAGGTGCCTTAGCCTCTGATTTCTTAGCTTCGAAAAGCATTTGTTTATTTTTAAGTATCTGTACAGCTGAATCGAATCCGTCAAAGTTTGAGATATACATAGGGTATTCTTGTCTCATTTGACGTACAAATTCAGACTTAGCCATTCTGCCTTCGTTGACTGCTTTATACTTTTCTGTTACGGTTATAGTTCTCATAGGTAATCGAATCCTTTAGTATGTGATGGTCGCTTTGGGCGACTTACTTGTTTGTATCCCTGTTTTTTTAATGTCTTTTTTGCTCTATTTCCTTTCCCAAAAGCAAACGGTGTTGCATACTGTGCTCCTGTTCCAGGTGTAAATGAAGCTCCTCCTACGTTAGTAACATTAGCTTCGTCTAATTCTTTTAATACTTCTCTAACTAAAGATATCAATTCAGATTTCTTCATTATAGAGTTTTTAACTCATTTACTAGGTCATAATATTGCATTAGATTGATTAAATGAGTATCAGTAACCTTTTCTTTATTTGAAATAGGTTTAATTGCTTTTGATACTTCGTCCAATTTAATCTTAACTATATCATTTTTAATCTTAGAAGATAGGTTTATTACTAACTTAGATATTTTGTCTAACTCTTCGTTAACTATCTTATGTAAACGTTTAGTAGAATTTACTGATGTGATAAACTCTTTAAGTATATTTTTTTGCTCGGGTAACAAATTTTTATAATTATCATTGAACTTCTCAAGCAAAATTTTAAAAGTAAGTAATCTTAAATCTTTATCATATTTAGAATACTCCTCTATTAATGTATCTTTTACATCAGATGACTTTTGTGGAGATGTAGTTAAATGTTCTAATAAAGTTGTTTTATGGTCAACTAAGAAATTAGGATCTACTATATCTGCATTATTCTGTGCCTCTAGTAAACAGTATAAAGAAGCTAGTGGTTTATAATCTCTTACTTGTATTGCAAAAAATTCTTCAATATTATAGCTTTCTTTAATATCTGATATAAGGTTATACTTCTGCTTCTTAATAGATTTTTGATCTAACTTTCTAGATATTTCAGTAATAGTAGAGAGAATAGCCTCTGCTTTATTTTGCTTTACCCCACTGTTTTTTAGTATAAACTCATAGAGTTTAAATTCCTTTGCTAGGGCTGTCCTACGGGTAAAGTGATGCTTAAGTATTTCGACAGCAGGAGAATCTTTTTTATTAAGAGTATCTGCTGCAATCTGTTTTACTAAAAGCTCAAATATTAAACCAGTATTACGTAGTTTAGAGTGTTTTATCTTCATTATATACGTTTACTATTATAAATATGTATTAATTACCTAAATCTTTAATATTGCCTTCTTTGAGCATATCAGGCTCGGTCTCAACCTTTTTGTCAAAAACCATATTTTTAAGTAAGTCTTTGTTTTTATAGTAAACTGCTTTAGTAGTAGAGTTTTCCATGACGTTTTCATTATCGGATGGATAACCTCCTTTCATACCGTGAACTCCTAAAGGATCACGTCCTCCAATAGGGTTCTCAGTAGTACCGTATATTGAAGCTTTTTCTTGAGGTCTTCCTCCTTCTGGGCCCGGTTCTCCATATCCAGGAGTATCGGAAGGGTCTTCATATCCTGCCGGTACATCGCCAGGTGATCCTCCTTTAGGTGTAGATGTAGCTCTTCTACCATACATTGATGCTAAGTCATGAGGAGTACCGTAACTCATACCAGATTTAGCTGGATCGTTACCTTCGTTTTCTACCTGTGCTATTCTGAATAAACGTTTAGAGTCTTCTCTAACTAAATCTCTTTCCTGTATGTATTGATCCTCAGATAAACTAAATATCTTCTCATAGATATAATCAGTAGAGAACATCTTAGTATCTTTCATCTGAGCAGCTAAGTCAATTTTTTCTTTGAGTAATGCTACCTTTTCCTGTTCAAATATTATTGAAGGAGTAGTTAATTTAATTTCAAAGTTAGTTAAACTTTCTCCAGTGAAGCCTTGCGTGTATAAATGAACAAGAGCTATCTTAGTCAACTCAGATTCAACGATTCTTTGAATCCTTTCTACTGTACGTGCAAATCTTATATCTTCTGCTGCTAAAGTAGCTTTACCATTTAAGTCTCCTTCGTAACCGAAATATGCTTTAGGTATCTTTAGAGCAGCAAATAATTTTTCCTGTAGATATCTAACGTCAGTTACACCGTCATATTCTAATCCTTTAGTAGTTTCTATTCTAGTAGATGAATCTCCTCCTCTTACAGGAAGGTAGAAATCTTCCATCTGATTCTGTAAATTGAATCTTAAGTTATATTGACCATCTTCTCCTACATAAGGAGTCTTTTTCATTTGATTGATAGTCTTCTGCATAAACTGCTCTACTTCATTCGGTGGAATGTTTCCTACATTTATATAAAACATTCTCTTCTCAGGTGCTCTCATTATACGATGTATTAACATCGCATCTTCCATAAGAGTAACTTGTTTAAAAATCTTTCTAGCAGGTTCTATATAAGAACGTCCATAAGGTAAGTAGTTAGTATCAGAGATTAATCTAAAGTGGGCAATCTCAAAATTGTCAAAATTTATTATCTTTTTATTTCTCTTAGGAATATAGTTTGGATCAGAAGTAGCTGCTAATCCGTCTGGATCTAAAGAAAATGATACTTTAGAAGGTTCATCTGGATCCATTCCTTCATATCTAACCATATGGTATACAGTATAAGGAAGTACATTATATACTCCAAACTTTTCAGCTATTTCTAATTTAAGGAAAAAGTCACCATACTTACACATATTACGAATCCAAGACCAAAGGTTAAATTCTATATTTAATACGTCGTAAAATAAATTATAAAGTATCCTTTGTATATTTTCATCAGATGAACTTATATTTAATAGCTCATTTTGATCATTTTTAACTGTTGCCTCATCTGCTATAATATCTAATGCTGAAGCTATAATAGAATCAGTATCCATAGCTTCATAATCAGAGTAAAGCTGTATACGAAGAGTTTGATAGTTTAGATTAGGATTAAATATATTTTTATTATTATAGATATATAACCTACTAAATCTATCTAAAAGAGAGTTAGTTTGAAATTTACCAGAAGTTTGAATCTGGTTTATATCGGCTACTTTTATTTGATCGCCACCGACGTTTCTTACGACAACATCAGTTGCAAAGACTCTTTTAAGCCTTGAAAATAGTGAGGTATTAGCCATTAGTATACATTTTTATATAAATAGTTTAGTTAAAATAACCAGGATATATCTTCTTCACCATTCCTAGTCTTAATAAGATACGGATTTTCTCTCTGATTACCAACGCTTTTCATTACTGCTTTGTTTTGTGCGTTTAGATTGGTAAAGGATGAAAGTTGTGCTCTAGCTAAGTCCATTCCTTGTTGTCTTAATCTCAGTGCAGTATCCCTTACATATAGTGCAGTTGCAACAGACATAACAAGATCATCATTATATCCGTCTTGAGCTTGAGCTTTTCCGTTTTTCCAGATAAATACTCTCATCTCTTCTAATAATCTTTTAGATTGAATAGTAACTGATTTGTCTCTTACATACTCCATTAACTTAGCTATTACTAAAGGTCTTGTTCTTGCTGACATAGTGAATCCAGGTACTAGTTGATCTCTTTCGTACTTAGACATATATGATTCAACAGTATCTAAATGGTTTTTAGGTGAATAGTATAAGTTTCTATACTCTCTAGCCATCACTTGTTCTATAGTAGACCATCCGATATTTGCGTTTTCTATTACTAGTAGTGCATCGTTATACTCAGATGCTATTCCTACAAGTACGTTACCGAGTTCTCTAGGTGATAGTTTACCTTTATATTCTGCAACCTGTACACATGATTCAATATCAAATATGTGAAATGCTGAGTAGTCAGTTGAATCTCCTCTAGATACATCTGCAACAACCATATAGTCTTTTGTATAATCAGCAGGTTCCCATATCCATAAATTACCGTCTACTCCTCTTCTTTCTGCTGCTTCCTTGAGCCAAGTGTTTTCAATAAACATCATATCATCTGGTTCAAATACTGTATCCCCTGAAGCTAAGAAGTCACAGTCACATTCCTGCCCAGCCATCTTAGGACCTAAGTCAGCATCTTGTTGATCTCTCCATTTTTGATCTCTTTCAGGGTGTACTGTCCATGGTAGTCTTACAGGCAAAAAACTATTTTCACCTGATTCAGCTTTTGCCCAAGTTTGATGAAACCAGTTACCAATACCGTTAGGAGTAGATAGTGCCATACATTGACCACCCGTCGCTAAGGTCTGTTGAGCAGCTGTAAAGGTGTCATCTACGTTATCAATAAAGGCTGCTTCATCCATTAATAGTAATGATACCGCTTCAGATCTTGCAGCATCCGGTGAAGATGATTTAGCTTGTACTTTAGATCCGTTTTTCAATCTAAGAGATAATTTATTCTTTTCAACTGCTGTCAGTCTTAACCACTTAGGAAGTTGATCGTACATAAAAGTAACTTTGGTAACTAAGTTACGTGCAGTAGCTTGAGTAGTTGCTAGAGCTAGTACGTTTTTATCTTTGTGAAATATCATTAACCATAGAGAGTATCCAGAAGCTAAAGTAGATATACCCAACTGTCTTGACTTAAGAGTAATAAGGTATTGGTTATCTCTAAATAATTTTAATACTTTATCTTGAAAAGGGTACAGGTTAAATAGGATACGACCTCTAGTAGGGTGCTGTATATAGCAATACTTTCTCATAAAGTACGCCGGATCTTTAGCACACTTAATATATTCTTGTGCTATTATTTTTTTTATGTCCTGTGCCATAACTAATTTATTTGATCAAATTTTTCTATCTCTAAAGTACCTTGAATATTACCATTATTACGTGCACTTATTTGTACTGAGTAAGGTACTCCCTGCTTAAGTATAGTAAGCTTAATTTGAATAGCTCCAGCTTCAACTGAATCTCGTATTGTAATATCAGAGTATTCACCTCCTCTGTTGTATAGAACTACGTTTGTTCCCCTAGGGAAAGATTCTACTTTAGCATTAGACCCTGATGATTGTCCAATTATCTTAAAGAAGCCAGGGTTAACTTTTGTTAAAGATAATGCAAATCCTGCCAGGGCAACTACTGCATCATCTACTTTTTTTGATGGAAAGTTTCTAAATAAAAATTCTATAGCTTTAAGAGCAGCATACTTACCTTTAAGTTTTCCTGAATCAATATCATTTACAGATGGATTATCTATACTATAAACTATATGTTCTGCTCCTCCTACTAATTTAGAAACTTTATTTCTAAGGTCCTGTATTCTTTTTCTTAATGAAT